AAGATAGACACAGCGTAGGTTACAATGTGTATGGCTGGGACTACAAAAAACAAGTATGGCATATTATAGATATCGGTGATTATTACGATGAAGCTAAAGAGATAGCTGATGAGTATGATAAGAAGATGGTTAAGAAGTTGAAGATATACTGCGATGACATGGGAGATAAAAAGAGTTATGATGATACATAATGAAGGGAGAATAACATGGGTAAAGTAAAAGGATGGCTGATGGAGATGGAGGAAGATGCTCTTATCATGCCGCTAGATGAATGGATTAACAAACATGGAGAAACACAAAAACATGTTTATGTATCAGTAAACGGAGAAAGTGAAGAAGTTATCAACTTAGTATTAGGAGAGAGCCTTGATCGTGCAAGGCAGTTGGCGGATGTATTGACGGTAGTTAAAAAAGGGGTTACAAAATGTCAGTGATAAGATCGCTCTATGGATTGATAGTAATTATTGCACTGCTTGGTGATATATACATTGCTGAAGCAGCATTGAATGGGGCAGGTGGACTGTTCCACTTTGCGTTACTATTTACCTTACCTATTGTCTTTGCTGTCGCATGGTATGTGATGGTAAAAGACTATGAAAAATAAACAAAGGGGTATCCTATGAAAGAAACGACAAGAAGGAAGTACGATAACAAAAAGGTAGTATGGAAAAAAATACTACAGCCCCTCTTGTATTTCCCTACAATGAAAGCATATAATAAAGTTAAACACAAAGAGTATGTTGATGTTAGTACATGGACCATGATAGAAGTAGAAGATAAGAAGGAGAAACAGAAATGAGTAACGCAACAGATTGGTTAGAAAATATGATAGATGATGCGAGGATCATGCCATTAGACAAATGGCTTGACAAGCATGGAAAACTAATAGAGGAAGATGTAAAGGCACATGACCTGAAAAATAAAAAAAAATCAAAAGAGAAATAAAGGTGAGGACGAGATGAATATGAAGACGTTATATGATAATGTAGAGGAGATAGAAAAGTCAGTAGAGCAATATGAAAAAGGCAAGCTATCCTACGATGAGTGCCTTGACAATCTACTTTCTTTCGGGTACTCTTTTAAAGAGGCTGTAATAATTTTGCGAAATTCTAAAGGATATTAATAGGACACTGTTAGGAGCACCACTGATGAAAGCAGTTGTTGATATAGAAACAGATGGCCTTGATGCTACTAAAATTTGGGTAGCTGTTGTAAAGTATATGGACACAGGTAAGGTTATGTTCTCTACTGATGCAGATTATTTCAAACATCTGATTAAGGATGTTGATACTTTCATAGGACATAACTTTATTCAATTCGATATGTACTGGTTGAATAAGTTATGGGGTACAGACATTCAATCAAAACAAGTAACAGATACTTTTATTCTCTCCTCTCTATTTAATCCTGATAGAAAAGGGGGGCATTCTCTAGAAGCATGGGGTAACAGATTTCAATACCCAAAGATTTCTTTCAATGATTTCTCTCGCCTATCTAAGGAGATGATTACATACTGTGAAAGAGATGCTAATCTTACTGAGAAGTTATATAATTATTTAATGGATACGGAAGCATCTGATTTCTCTGATACTTCTATACAATTAGAACATAATATCAAGGGTATTATATCTGAACAGGAAAGGACAGGGTTCTATTTAAATGTAAGAAAAGCGCATGAGTTGATGGCGGAAGTTAAAGGGGAAGCGAATGATATTCTCTTTGATATACGAAGGGAAATACTTCCCGCCCCTAAACTTATTAAAGAGATTATACCTAAGATAAAACAGGATGGTAGGTTGTCTATAGTGGGCCTGAAGGGTATCCCGAATGCACTGGAAGTAGTAGGTGGACCCTTTAGCTTTATTAGATTTGAACCTTTTAACCTTGGTAGTCCACAACAAATAGTACAACGAATGAATAAGTTTGGGTGGAAGCCTGTTGAGTTTACCCCTAAAGGACAACCAAAGATAACTGAAAGAAACCTAGAGACTATCTCCGCTACTGCACCACAAGCTATCAAGAACCTAGCTAAGTGGAAGATGTTGGAGACTAGGGCTAAGACCGTGGAAGGATGGCTTGATGCACTAGGAGGGGATGAAAGAGTACATGGCAGGGTATTCACTATGGGTGCGGTAACAGGCAGGATGACACACACAGAGCCTAACCTTGCAAACATTGTGGCTAATCATAAACCATATGGCAAAGCCTCTCGCTCCTGTTGGACTGTACCGGATACCAATAGGTCTTGTTTAGTAGGCATGGATGCCAAGGGCCTGGAACTTAGGATGCTTGCCCATTATATGATGGATGATACCTTTATAGAAGAGGTTGTTAATGGTGATCCACATACCTACAATCAGAAAGCAGCGGGTCTTGCTACAAGAAACCAAGCTAAGACTTTTATCTATGCCTTCTTGTATGGTGCGGGGCCAGCTAAGATAGGCTCTATCGTAAATGGTACAGCAAATGATGGTAGAAAGTTACAAGAAAAGTTCTTATCCAATCTACCTAATCTCGCTAGGCTTTCTCGTGCAGTGCAGAGCAAAGCAGGGAGAGGATACATCAGAGGGTTGGATGGTAGAAGGTTGTGGATTAGATCAAGACATGCCGCCCTTAACACCCTGTTGCAGGGAGGAGGTGCTATAGTCTGCAAGCAATGGGCAATCTTTCTGAAAAAAGAGATTGACAAACGAGGATTAGATGCTATCTTGGTGAATACAATTCATGATGAACAGCAATACGAAGTTACTAGACAAGATGCTGAAGAGGTTTGTGTTATAGCAGATGAGGCAATGCGGTCTGTTGGTAAGTTCTTTAGTATGAGGGTTCCGCTGAATGCTGACTCTAAGATTGGTAATACTTGGGCAGATACACATTAAGGAGGAGGAAGAGGATGGGAACAACAGGTATACGTAAGAAGTTTAATCAAGGTTTGTATAATAAGGCAGACCATAAAGCTAAAGATGTTATCCGCTCTTATCTACAAAGCAAAGGCAAGTCCCTTCTTGAAAGTGAAGAGAATTATTTTTGTGATATAGAAGAAGAGGGTGGACAAAGCTGGGAAGTTGAGATAAAGTATTCTTGGAAAGGCGAGTGGCCTACTGCATGGAAGGATGTACGTATTCCATACAGGAAAAAAAGATTGCTTGACAAGGTAGGTAGTGATATGTTAACCTTCTTTGTACTTAATAGCGAATGTAAGAAGGCTTGGGAAATCCCCGGTATTGTGGTTGAACAAGCTAATGTAGTAGAGGTTCCCAATAGGTACGTACCAGAAGGGGAATTGTTTTATAGTATAGAGGTTAGTGATGCAAAGTTAGTTGATATGAACAGCAAAGGAGAATGATCATGGCTAATGCAGAAAGAAAGTTTTATGATAAGGCTGTTGTTAAGGGTACGGCTTATTGGCCGCATCTTTTCACAGTGGACCAGTATTCCAAGAAGTATCAGATTGATATTGGTAAGCTGGATACTGATAGCGTAGACTTGTTAGAAAGCAAGGGCGTTATCTTGAAGAACAAGGATGGGCATCCTTCTGATGGACCATTTATTGTTGCGAAGACTACCCGTCCTGTCAAGGTTATGGATAGAGAGCGTAATCTTATAGACGTATCTCGTATCAACGTAGGTAATGGATCAGAAGTTAAGATCAAGGTTGCCTTCAATGATGATCATCCTTTCGTTGACAAGTATGGTACATCATTATATCTGGAAGCAGTACAGGTTCTCAATCTTGTAGAGTACAATTCTGATCCAGTGGATAATGATTTCGACTAAGAATTTCTAGGGCTAGGGGTGGCGCTTCTAGTCGTATCTCCTAGATATATAGTAGGCGAGGGAAGAGGGCGACTATATGATATATAACATAGCAGAAGATATCTACGCTAGGATGTTGTCTAGTAAAGAAATAGATAGAGAACATCTTAGCACTTTCTTGAAGGGAATTGAACAAGCAATAAAGAATTCCCTTGAAATCAAAAGGGGATTTAGAAATCCTCATTTAAGAATGTCGAGTATAGGAAAACCAGACAGGAAAATCTGGTTAGAGATTAATCATCCTAAAGAACAAAGGGAAATGGAAGGTAGCTTCTTAATACGAATGTTGTATGGTTCTATCGTAGAGGAACTTATACTTCTTCTAGTAAAAGAGGCTGGGTATTCTGTTACGGATGAACAAAAAGAGGTGATGGTTAATGGCATTACTGGTCACATAGATTGTAAGGTCAACGGGTTTGTTGTTGATGTTAAGTCTGCATCTGATTTTGGATTCAGAAAGTTTAAGAAAGGCTTTGACAATGACGATGACTTTGGGTATATTGGTCAGCTTAGTGGTTACGTTGATGCAGAGGGCGGGGATGTAGGTTATTTCCTTGTTATGAACAAGTCTTCTGGTGAGGTGACTTTGTTGGAGGTGGATTCGATGGAGATGATTAATTCGTATGATCGTATTGGGCATCTCCGCTCTATCTTAGCGGATAAAAAAGCCTTGCCTTCTCCTTGCGAAGTGCCTACACTTGAGAAGGCTTCAGGAAACAAAGTACTCCCCCGCATCTGTAAGTTCTGTGAGTATAAAGAGGATTGTTGGCCTAACATGAGGGCTTTCCAGTATTCAAGAGGCGTTAAATACTTCACTGAAGTTGTTAAAGAACCAAGGGTTGAGGAGATAAATGTCTGATTACACTTACAAGAAATCTTGTCCTGAATGTGGGTCTGCTGATAACGTAGCTGTTTGGGACAATGGCAGTGAACACTGCTTTACACCGGATTGTGGATATCATATACATGGAGACGATATGGAAACATCACAGATACAGAGAGAACAGAAACCTTTAACCAAAGGTATGCTTGATGAAATCTTAGAGAGAAATATTACCAAGGATACCTGTAGAAAGTATGAAGTAACAGTACAGAATGGAAAGCATTTCTATCCTTTCTTCGATGATGCTGGTCAGCATATTGCTAACAAGGTACGCATCGTAGATAAGAAAGACTTCTATACAGAAGGTAATGTACCGGCTAGTGTTTTGTTTGGGCAGAAGGGTTTCTCAGAAGGAGGGAAGTACATTACCTTATGTGAAGGCGAGATAGATGCTCTCTCTGCTTATCAGATGCTTGGATCAAAGTGGCCGGTAGTATCTGTTAAAACAGGGGCAGCAAGCGTCACTAAGGATATTGCCAAGAGCTATGAATTCTTAATGTCGTTTGATAATATCGTTATTTGTTTTGATAATGATGAGGCAGGTATTAAAGGTGCGAAGAGAGCGGCTGAATTGTTAGCACCTAAAGCCAAGATCATGCCGATGCAATATAAGGATGCGAACGATTACTTGAAAGAGAAAGCCAGCAGTTCCTTTATAACTGATTGGTGGGCAGCAAAGACCTATACTCCCGATGGTATTGTTGCGGGTAGTTCTATGTGGGAGGCTGTAACAGAAGGTGTAACAGAGGCTTCTGTGAACTATCCCTATGAAGGACTACAAAAGCTAACCTATGGTATTCGTTTAGGAGAGTTGGTTACTATTACTGCTGGATCGGGACTAGGTAAATCTCAATTCTTAAAAGAATTAATTAACCATGTCTTGATATCTTCCAAGGATAACATAGGTATGTTATTTATGGAGGAGAGTATTAAGAGAGCAGGGCTTTCTCTAATGTCTCTTGCAGCCAATGCTCCTCTACATCTTCCTGATTCTTTTGCATCTGTTACAGATCAGCAGTTCAAGGAAGCCTTCGATAATACATTAGGAACGGGGAGGTTGTTCTTCTATGACCACTTCGGCTCCAATAGTATTGATAATATTGTACAGAAAGTTAAGTACTTTGGTAAGATACTTGGTTGTAAGTATGTTGTATTGGACCATGTATCAATCATTGTATCTGATCAACAAAGTGGTGATGAACGTAGAGCCATTGATGAAATCATGACTAAGCTACGAACAGTTGTGCAGGAGTTGGACATATGCTTGCTCATGGTATCTCATTTACGGCGTCCTTCCAGTACTGGGCATGAAGAAGGGGCAGCTACTTCTCTTAGCCAGCTTAGAGGGTCGGCATCTATTGGTCAGCTATCTGATATTGTTATTGGTTTGGAGAGGAACGGCCAAGCAGAAGATGAAACTGAAAGACATGCAACCCATATACGG